AGCGAAAGTGTCGAGCTGCGCCGTCATCGGCTTGCCTTTTGTCTTTCCTTCTTCGATGAACGTGCCGAGAACCGTGCCCGGGCCTGAGCCTTCGACTCCGAGACCGTTGAACGTATGACCTGACAGATTAACCGAATAGCCCATGCTCTCGGCCAGAGCTGTTAGCATAGCGTCCAAGTCTCGCAGCGGCTTAATTGCTGCTTCGGCCTGAGCGTTTGTTGCGTTCTGCTTGAATCCTAATGGAGCGAACCCAGACTCGAACGGCGATGTCTGGAATATATTGTCGTCACTCATGCCTCCGGTTTTCGCCATAGTGATGCCAGCGGTAGATGTCGGAGTGCCGCCAGAGTCGAGACCGAAGCCCAGAGCAATAGCCGCGAGAGCCGCTGTCACCGGGTTAAATAGTAGCGCCCCAAGATTAGCCCCGGCAGCAGCCGCAGCCGTTGGCGGCCCCATAGTGCCAGCAGCAATGCCAGCGCCACCGCCGAACATACCGCCAATAAACTGCCCAGCGCTTGCCAGAACGCCTCCGGCTGTCAATCCTGCGGCTCCAGCTCCAGCAGCAGCAGCTCCACCAGCAGCAGTTCCACCAGCAGCAGCCGCAGCGCTAGAGGCCATCGTGCTAGTTCCAGCAGCAATAGCAGCTTGAGACGCCGCAGCACTACCAGCAGCCGCAGCACCACCAGCAGCCGCAGCACCACCGAAGACGCCGCCAGTTAATACCGACGCCGCTTGCGATGCCATAGATGCTATCCCAGCCCCTATTGATGAGAATATCCCGCTGAACATCCCGCTGATCGAAGTTCCTACTCCGCTGAATGTCCCGGTAATCATTTCGGCAATCTTGGATGCCGCCCAATCTGCGATCATTTGCAGAATCATCGCTTTGAACTTCTTGGCGAGATTGTCGAATGCGTCTCTACCGTTCTCGAACACGTCCATAAAGAAGCCAGAGATCTTTGTTTTCATCTCTTTGTATGCTTTCGCTGCTTCTTCTGCTGCTTTCTTCGCTTCTGTCTCAATGGCCTTCTGAGCCGCGTTATTGTCTTTCTCTAATTGCTTCGCTGCCTCAGATGCTGCCGATATTGCTGCTGCTTCATTATGAAGTTCAGTCGTCGCGGTAATTATCTGCTCGCCAAGTTCTGACGTAGCATCGACTCCGGCTTTCTGTAGATTGTTGCGAATATCAATTTCGAGATTGCTCATATATAGAGCTTCGGTCTCGTTGCTAATTGCTCCGAGCAGTTCTAGTGCTTTAGTCTTAGCCGCTTCTGTCTCTGCCGCCAGTTCATTCGCTGCGACTGCGTTCTTGTCGACTTCAATCGCATAGTCAGAGAGAGAGCGACCAGCGTTTTCGAACCCGGTCTCAGATGTTCCAACTTCGGTGTTCATCGTCTCCAGTTCTGCTTCCAGTTCTGCTATTCGTCCCTTCGTCTCGCCAATAGATGTGGCGAATGTGTTCGAATTAGTAGCGCCAGATTCCAGCTTAGTCAGAGTCTTGTCGAACGTATCGTTAAAAGTTGAAATCGCATTAAACGGATCTTTGGCCGCTGCCGAGACCGCCGCCATAGTTGCGATGGCTGTATTTTGCAGACTGGTAAACATATCACCCAGACCAGAGATCGCTGTTGAAAATGTGGTCTCAAAAAACAGCTTAAGAGTTGTCCACTTTAGCTCGATCGAAGTCACTGTAGATAAGATGGCGGTTTTAACCAGCTCGAAAGCCGATTTTAAAGTGTCTGATATTGCGCCGCCGACTGTAGATGCGACGCTTGAAATCAGATTGAAAGAGCTGGTTATTACAGAGAATACAGTCGAGAAGTTCTCCATTAGGAATAGTTTCAATTTCTCGAACGCGATCTGGGCCATGACGCCAGCCGTTTCTGCTGCGGATTTTATCTCGTCCCAGTAGGATATTATTGCGACCGCAGAGACCGCAATCGCCGCAGCAATTAAGCCGATTGGATTAGCCAGAATCGCAGTGTTCATGGCGAGAACTGCCGTCCTTACCGCTGTGATGCCTGTCTTCGCGTTCTTTAGTCCTGCCAGTATATTTGCGGCATTAGATCCGATCGTGAATGCTGCGAACCCAGCCGCCGCAGCGACGAGACCAGTTCCGAGTAATTCGATGTTATTCGTGATAAGTAGAATCACCGAACTAGCGGCAGTTATCGCCCCGGCGAATAGATTTATCCCGCCCACGTCTCCGATCTTTCTGAACAACGCCGAGACGTTATCTTGCAAGTTCGATAAAAGGCCCGGGAGCGCTTTCATCTGATCTTCCATCGCCGTGCCGAATTTGGTCTCGCCAATTTCTAGCAGATAGTTCTGAATCTCTTCGGATGAGTTGCCGATCGTTGTAGTGAGTCCCTGAAACGTCAGAGATACCTGATCGCCCTGCTTCGATGCTTTGATGCCGAACTCTTTCAGACGCTCAAATTCGCCCGTAGAGGCGTCGGCGACTGCTTCGATCATTTGCATCATGTCCTTACCCATCGCGGCTGACGTGTTGCCATATGAGCGCAGAGCGCGTTCTGACGGGTCTAATCCAAGCGCTTTGAGTTTGATAAAACCTTCGACCGATTGATCGAGAGTAAATGGAGTCTGAGATGCGAACTTCTCCAGTTCAGAGAATGCGAACGCTGCGTCTTCGGTGCTTCCGGTCATCGTCTTGAGAGAGCCTTTTAATCTCTCTGACTCTGTGACTGTCCGGGCGAAGTTGCTTACCAATGCGCCGACGCCGAGCGCAGCCATAGCGCCGCCCAGCAGCTTGAATGCCGACGTTGTACTCTTGGCGCTTTTCGCCATGTCGTCGTTTGCGGCGTTTACCTTCTTGCTAGTCATCTGCCCGGTCGTGCCGAGCTGCTTGATGTCTTCGTTAGCCGCTTTGACTTGTCGAGTGTCGACTTTGATCTGTATCGTTGCTAGATCCATGCTTGTCCTTTATTACGATGCCGCGTAGAACTGATTTCATGCCTTTGGCGATGTCTTGCTGTTCTTCTTGCGTGCGGTAGGGCGCTTGAACGTCCTGATTGTCGTATTTTAGCACACTGCTGGCATATAGAGCGGATAACCGTTTAATGGTCTCAGCTTCCCATCCGGTGAGATGCAGTCGCGTTCTCGCCACAAAAGCATCGATCTCTTGCCAAGTCAGTCCATGAACCCCGTTGCCGCTATTTAATGCGACTCCAATTCTGCTGAGTATTTCTATGATATAGCCGAACGGCTCCACGTCTGGGAACCGTCCGGCTATCTCATTACTATCGATCATCTCGATGCGTGATCTTTCTTTGTCTTTAGCCCGGGTCGAGAGCCATGCCCACTGCTGAACGTATTTACTCAGCAGCCCGGTTATTTCAAAAAATAACTGGCTCTATCCCCTGCTGCTTCCATTAACTGCTCGGCGATCCAGTTGCGCTTCTCATAGAGCATATTCGCGTTCTCTTTTGTGCATTTTAGTGCCGCACCTTCGAACTCGATATTCTTGCTCCACTTTAGCGTGCTTTCTGCCAATATCTCATAGAGAGCTGCTTCGAGAACTGCATTTGGGATCTTTCGATCTTTGTAGCGATTCGCGTTCCGGGTATTAACTCGCTTTGCGGCGTTCTGCCACGTCTGCGAATCTTTGCCGAGAATAACAATCGTTAAATCCTCGCCCTCATCGTCTAGTAGATATTCGCCATTAGCCGGATGTTGGAGTTTTACTTCTACGCCTTCTTCCGCTGCTGCCTGTAAGTCAATGTTTGCTAAATCCATAAGTCACGCCCCGAATGTGTGTTTTATTAAGCTGCTACGTTTACTGGTGCATTTGTCAGCTCTAGTACGATGCTGTCTGACTTGATGCTGTCGACGCCGCCAGCGTTTACTTGGTAGCTCATAATCAAGCCAGTGAAGTAATCGATTTCGCCGTCTGGGTAAGTGATTGCAACTGATACTTCTGTGTCAGTAGTCGCAGCAGCCTTCGCCGCAACTTGACCAGTATCCGCAGCGTCAGCAGCGAATGAAAGAGTCAGAGTTCCGTCGTTTACTGAGCCTTTACGCTTAACCACGCGACGCTCACCGAGAGGCGAGTGAGTGATTAAGTTGTAAACCGAGCCGAATGCTGGGATCTCAGTAATCTCGCCAACTGTAGCGAATGTGAGAGCGCCGAATCCTGCTGCGTCGTATGTGGCGGGAAGACCTGAGACGACGCCCAGAGTAGTGCCCGCAGATGTTTGAATTGCCATGTTAATTGCCTCTTATTTGTTTGCTGCTTTGATATTCTTAACCAGCAAACGGTTAAAATTTTGCAGATTCTTCCGAACCATCCCGTCTGGATGCTTTTTAGACCAGCCATATTCCAGACGTTCAATATACGGAAGGTTATTTGTCAGATA